TTACACACACCTACAACAAGAGATTTGCATGAAAAAATTTGATGATAAAAAAAAGGGTTATACGGCTATCGTTTATATAATGGAGTCCACTAAAAGTGTGATCGTACATTTTGATGGTTTTAAAGATTTAAAAGAATGTGATAATTTTTCTTTTCAGGTCATGGATGATCTTGGCATAGAGCCTATTTCTACATCTGAAAGTATTACACTCCACTAATTTTAAAAAATGCCGAATATAGTTATACCTTACAAGCCTAGAGCTTTACAAAAAATACTACATGGGCAAATAGATAAACATAGGTTTAGTGTGATCGTTCTCCACAGGAGAGCTGGTAAAACAGTCATGGCTATAAACCATATGTTAAAAGCAGCTTTAACTAACAAGTACCTTAACCCTAGATATGCCTTTATATCGCCCTACAGGCTACAAGGAAAGGCAACCGCTTGGGATTACATTAAGCAGTTCGCTGGAAAGATACCTGGCACTAAATTTAATGAATCTGAGCTTAGATGTGATTTACCAAATGGTTCAAGGATAACAATTCTTGGAGCTGAAAACGATCAAGCAATTAGAGGTATTAGTTTAGATGGTTGTGTATTCGATGAAACACAATCTATTAAACCAACTATATTTCCAGAAGTCATAAGACCAGCTCTGGCAGACCGAAAAGGTTGGTGCATTTTTATAGGTACACCAAAAGGAAGAAACAATTTTTATCAGCTTTACCAATCAGCTATAAAAAATCCTAAATGGTATGCTTGTACTTACAAAGCAAGTGAAACAGAAATTTTAGACGATGAGGAATTACAGGCTGCTAAAGATGTAATGTCCAAAGACTTATATGAGCAAGAATTTGAATGTTCATTTCAAGCTGCAATAACAGGATCGTATTATGGAACTATAATAGAAGATTTAGTAAAAGAAAAAAGAATGGTGTCCAATCTATTTGATGAGGACATAGATGTAGAAACATGGTGGGATCTGGGCATGAATGACCAGACTGCAATATGGTTTGTGCAGCGACACAAAAAAGAAATAAGATTAATTGATTATTACGAAAATACTGGACATGGTTTAGATCACTATGCTGATGTTTTAAAAAATAAAGGCTTTGAATATAGCACTCACATATTCCCCCATGATGTAAAAGTTAGGGAGCTTGGCAATTATGCTAAAACAAGATTAGAAGCTTTATTGGATCTTGGTATAGTTGGTGAAGTAGCACCTAAGCTTAGTATTGAAGATGGAATAGAATCTGTCAGAAAAAATTTAGTAAATTGCTGGTTTGACCAGGACAAGTGTGCAACAGGAATTGAGTATTTAAAAGCCTACCAAAAAAAATGGGATGACAAGGCACAAGTTTTTAAATCTAAACCACAACACTCTTACGCATCGCATTGTGCTGATGCTTTTAGAACTGGAGTAGCTGGGCAAGGAATAGAACTTTCAAATTGGAAAAAAGAAGTTCCAGTTAACACAAATTATATAGTTTAAAAAGTTATGGCAAAAAAAATATCAGATATAGAGTTAAGAGGAATTATCAATTCCGAAATAACAAATGCTTTAGGGTATATGGGTGGTTCTTTATCTAGCCAAAGAAAAAAATCGCTTGAGTATTACATGGGCGAAAAGCTAGGCACAGAAATAGATGGTAGATCACAAGTTGTATCAACTGATGTAGCTGACACTATTGAAACCATACTGCCAAACCTACTTAGAATTTTTACATCAAGTGAGAAGGTTGTTAAGTGTGAGCCTGTTAAAGTTGAAGATATTAAGATGGCTGAGCAAGTAACTAGCTATATTAATTATATTTTTAATAAAGATAACGATGGTTTTTCAATTTTATATACCTGGTTCAAAGATGCTCTTTTAGAAAAGAATGGGATCGTCAAAGTTTATTGGGATGAGTCTGAAAGTGTTGAGCAAGAAACATATACAAATTTAAGTGACGATGAATACAGAATATTAATAGAAGATGATAATATTGAAGTTGTAGAAGAAGAAAGCTTTGAAGATGAAACTACTAAAGCTCAATTAGAAGTAGTTAAAGCTATGGCTATTAAGACTGGCGAAATTATGCCAGAAATGCCTGTGCCTATGATGCACAATGCTATTATTAAAAGAACTAATGGGTCTGGCAAAGTTAAGATAGAAAATATTCCACCTGAGGAATTTTTAATTCAAAGAACAGCTAAGACAATTGAAGAAGCAAATTTTATAGCTCACAGAGTTTCTAAGACAAGAAGTGAATTAATAGAGATGGGCTTTGATAAAAAAATAATAGATGATTTACCCATTTCAAATGAAAATTTATTAAATGAAGAAAGCTTAACAAGAAATTCTGGTATTGACGAAACACCTTTTGCTGAATCCACAGATCGTTCAACAGAAGAAGTAGAATTATTTGAATGTTATATTAGAGTTGATACTGATGGAGATGGTATTGCAGAGTTAAGAAAAATTACAGTTGCTGGAACTGGCGGTTATACAATATTAGAAAATATGGCTTGTGATAAAATGCCATTTTGTTCAATCACACCTATTCCAATGCCACACAGATTTTATGGCAGATCAATTTCTGAATTAGTAGAAGATGTTCAATTAGTTAAATCTACTGTTATGCGACAGTTGTTAGATAATATGTATTTAACAAATAATAACAGAGTAGCCATCATGGATGGAATGGTGAACTTGGATGACCTATTAACAAGTCGACCTGGCGGAGTTGTAAGAACTAAACAACCACCAAGTCAAGTTATGATGCCAATGCAATCACAAACTATTTCACAACAAGCTTTTCCACTACTAGAATATTTAGATACAGTTAGAGAATCTAGAACTGGTGTTACAAGATACTCACAAGGATTAGATGCCGACAGTTTAAATAAAACTGCAACTGGTGTTAATGCTTTAATGAGCCAATCTCAGATGAGAATGGAATTAGTAGCTAGAGTATTTGCTGAAACAGGAATTAAAGATTTATTTAAAAAAATATTTGAACTTACTTGTAAGTATCAAGATAAAGAAAGAGTTGTTGAATTAAACAATGAGTTTGTACCAGTCAGACCTACTGAATGGAGAAACAGATATAATATAACTATTAGTGTTGGCTTAGGTACAGGATCTAGCGATCAACAAGCAGTTATAATGAATAGTATTTTAGAAAGACAGCTTCAAGCCTTTCAATTACAGGGTGGTCAAGAATACCCAATGGTTAGTCTTAAAAATATTTATAATAGTTTGGCAAAAATTGTTGAAAATGCTGGGCTTAAAAATGTTGATAATTATTTTGTTAATCCTGATATGGGCAAGTCGATGGTACAACCTAAACAACCACCAGCTCCTACACCTATTGAGAAAATAGAATTTACTAGAATTGCATCAGAAGAAAAACGAAAAAATGCACAACTAGAATTAGAGCTTAAAGAATTAAAGAGTAGAAATGCTGGGATGCTTTTAGATCAAGAAATTAGAATGAAAGAACTTGAGTTAAAATACAATGCTCAAATAGATTCACAACAATTAAGAGCTGACGCAAATTTAAACAAAATCCTAGTACAAGAATCTATTAAAGATTTTAGAAACACAAATGACAAATCACAAATGTTACAAAATCAAATTGAAAGTTTAAATGAACAACCTGGAACAGGGCGACCTCCAAAAGGAACAGACCCAATCGAACAAGGCTAAACAACTTTTAGAAAACGATTTATTAAAAGCAGCATTTATTAAACTCAAAGCTTTATATTCAGAAAGCTTATTTAATACTGGTGCAGCCGAAACTGAAACTAGAGAAAAACTTTGGTTAGCTTACCAAGTGGTCGGTAAAGTAGAGCAACACTTTATAGAAATTGTTGAAACAGGCAAACTTGCAAGTAAGCAATTAGAAGATTTTAGAAATAATATTAAGAATAAAGAATTCTAGTCACAATGATTGGGATAAGCCAACCTCATATGAGGAGCTTAACTTAAAAAGGACAAACACATGGCAGACAATCAAGGCAACCCTTTAAAAGGATCTGAAACTGATATGCAAAAAGCAACAAAAGCATTAAATGGATTATTAAGTCCAAAAGAAGAAGATATTGTTGGACAACAAGCTTCAACACTAACACAAAATTCTCCTGAACCAACAAATGAGGAATCTTCAAACGAAGATCAACCTCAGGAACAGGAAATAAGCGAAGATACAGAATTATCTGAGCAAGAAGTATCTCAAGACGAACAACATACTGAGATTCAAGAGGAACTAGAAGATTCCACCTACAAGGTAAAAGTTGCTGGTCAAGAATTAGATGTTACCCTTGATGAATTAAAGAACGGTTATTCAAGGGATAGTGACTACAGACGCAAGACGGAGGAGCTTTCTCATGAAAGAAAGAGCTTTCAATCTGAGTCTGAACAACAAAGGCAAGACTTATCTAAAAAGTTTGACGAAGTTAATCAAGCTCTGTCTTATGCCCAACAACAATTAAACCAGGAGATTAGTTCTGCTGATTTATCAAAGTTGTATGAAGAAGATGCCACAGAAGCTGCAAGAATAGAACATCGTTTAAGAAAAAAACAAGAAGTTCTTAATGACAGCATTGCTAAAACTGAAAATGCTAGGAAACAAGAAAAGCAAAAGTATATTATGGAACAACATTATTTGTTGAAAAGTAAAATGCCTGAGTTATCTGATCCAAGTAAATTAGCAAGTTTAAGCAAAGACCTTAACACTAATTTAAAATCTTATGGTTTTACAGACCATGAAATTAATGATGTTAGTGACCATAGGATAATTCTGTTGGTTAGAGATGCTATGAAGTATCGTAATATGCAAAGTTCAAAACCGAATATTGCAAGAAAAATTACTAAACCGAATAGACCATTTTCTTCTGGGATTAAAAAAGATAGCAACGATGCACTTCTAAAAACTAGAAAAGAAAAGTTTAGTCGTCTAAGAAAATCTGGCAGCACTAAAGATGCAACCAGTATGTTTTTAGACATGATTAATAACAACTAACCTCAAGGACAAATATAATGGCACAAATAACAAACACATATAGCCAATATGATGCAAAAGGTGAAAGAGAAGATTTATCGGATATTATTTATTCAATAAGTCCAACTGACACTCCTTTTATGTCAAATGTTGGAAAAACTACAGCAACAGGAGTACACCATGAATGGCAAACAGATGCCTTAGCAGCAGCAGCTTCTAACAATCACCAAATTGAAGGTGATGAAGTAGCTTTTAATGCTATGGTTGCAACTGTTAGAGTTGGAAACAAAACACAGATTTCAAGAAAAGCTGTGATCGTTTCTGGTACTCTAGAGTCTGTATCTAAAGCTGGTAGAAATAATGAAATGGCTTACCAAATCTCAAAAGCTTCTAAAGAGCTAAAAAGAGATATGGAAACTACTCTATTATTAAACCAAGCTCCAGCTACAGGAAGTGATACAGCAGCAAGAAAACTTGCTGGTATTGAAACTTGGATTGAAGCAAACACTAACCACTCAGCAGCAGGTTCTCCTACTCCAGCAGATCCAGCTGGTAATGGTACTGATGTAAGAGTTATTGGAACTCAAAGAGCCTTTACAGAATCACAACTAAAAGATGTTGTAAAGAAGTGTTGGGACTCTGGTGGAGATCCAACAATGATTATGTTGGGTTCTTTCAACAAACAAAAACTATCTGGTTTTACTGGTGGATCAACTAGGTTTGACCCAGCTGAAAATAAAAGATTAGTTGCTGCTGTTGATATTTATGAATCAGATTTTGGAGCATTAACTGCTGTACCAAATAGATTTATGCAACAAAGATCAGCTTATGTTTTACAACCTGATATGTGGGCAGTTTCTTACCTAAGAGATTTCCAACTACAGGATCTAGCTCAAAGTGGAGATGCACAGAAGAAATTCTTACTTGCAGAGTACACTCTTGAGTCAAGAAACCAAGCTGCCTCTGGTGGTATATTCGATTTAACTACTGCGTAGTTATAACTTTTATGGGGGGGTATTTATACTCCCTCATAATATTCAATAATAATTTTGTTTTCTTTGAAGATTAAATATCGGAACGAAGCAATACAAAAAAAAGGAAAAGACAATGAGAACACTAAACGATTACTTTATAAGTGGAATAATACCAAATGTATCATCTGCATCATCAACTTTTGTTGTTGTGCCTGATGGTGGAAGTATTATCAAAATAATTACACACAATGCAGTTGTTACTACTGGAACAGCAGCCATCTCTTTTGAAATAGGTGGTGTTGCAATTACTGGAAGTGCAATTAGTCATGTAGCAACTGGATCAGCTAACAGAGTTTTAACTGTTGCCCCAACTGCTTTAAATAGAGTTGAAGAAGATGGTACTGTTGAACTTATCACAAATGGTGGTTCATCAAACGCATCAGCTATGGCTGTAACTCTTGTTATCAGAAGATAATTAAAAATTTTGAGGGGATCTTGTCTAGCGATACTTCCCCTCAAATACCAATCAAATAAATAAAGGAAATAAATTATGCCTTATGGGATGGGGAGCTATGGCTCTAAAAAAGGAAGACCTAAGAAAAAAGGTAAAAAGAAAAAATCAAAATCAAAAAAAAAAGGAAAATAAGTTATGAGTTATAATTATGGTTTAAGACCTGGAGCTACACAAAAAGTTTCTTTTACTGCTGCAAGTATTAGAACTGCAAACCCTCTAGGATCAGATACAGAATATGTAAGAATATCTGCTACTAAAGCTTGTCATGTTAAAATTGCTGCTGGTGGAACACAAGCAACAGCAGTTGTAGATGGTACAGTAAGTTCAAGTGCAACAGTTAATTTTAATGGTGTTGTTAATGGATTATCTGAAATTAAAGTTGGGCAAATAGTTGAGGGTACTGGAATAACTGCCCTTAGAACAGTTGCAACAATTGTAAGTGCAACAAGAATTACTTTAAGTGGAACAGCATCAATTGATAATGATGTAGTTATAACTTTTATTGATCCTTTAGCTCCTGTTGCAGTTGTTACTGATATGTATTTACCAGAAAATGAAATTGAAATTGTTAAGTGTGAGCCAAACTCAAAAATAGCTGCAATCAGAAATACTTCTACAAGTGGCGATTTATTTGTTACTGAAATGACAGGCTAATTTTGGCAAAGCAGAATTTTAGCAGTTTTATTCCTAGAGATAAACCACCTAAGAGAAAAGGTGTTCATAAAAAATCTCCTTCAAAAAGTGAGAAATTAAATATGAAACTTACTAGATATAAAGGTCAGGGAAGATAATGGGAAAACTTAGAGTCGATAATGATGGTGTAACAACAGAAACTTTTTATGATAACGAAGATAAAGGTGTTATCCAAAAAAGAGCTGTTGATATAAAACCAATTATAGATCACAATAAAAAACTATACACTCAGAATGATGGTTATTCACCTGATAAAGGGTTGAAAAGAGTAGCATCAGTACCTTCTATTATCCTTGAAATATGGGCTAAAGAATACAATGGCGATATAAACAAAGGTAATTGGTTTGGTTTACCAAAAGAAGTTCAAACAAAAATTCTCAAAGAAAAATTAAACAGTTCTGATTATAGATATTTTAGAACAGCACCAGGAAGATTTTAATGGCATTAAGTACATACACAGGATTAAAAGCATCACTTGCAAATTGGTTAAACAGATCAGATTTAACAACTGAGATAGGTGATGATTTTATTAAATTAACAGAAGCTGACTTTAATTCTAAATTAAGAGTTAGATCAATGATAACTCAAGTTAGTATAACTGTTGATGCAGAAACTGCTGCACTACCAACTGACTTTTTACAAATTAGAGATTTTTATATTTTAGCTGGTCAAACAAAAACTCCATTGATTTATTCAACACCAGCAACAATGGATGCAACAAGTGGAACATCAACTACTGGCAGACCAAGTACATTTACAATTTTAGGAGATACAGTTAGATTCTCTCCAAAACCAGATGCAACTTACACAGCTAAAATGAATTACTTTAAAAAATTCCCAGCTTTAAGTTCATCAGTTGCAACAAATTATATTTTAGAAAGTCATCCAGCAATTTATTTGTATGGATCATT